CGGGGAGCAAGGATTTTGCGGATCTGGTCCGGGGGATGGCGCTGGCGGATTTGCAGCACTACGAGAGCAACCAGTTGCAGAGCTTCGGGGGCGGGCGCGGATACTGAACCAAAAACAAATTTTCAACCACAGATGGACACAGATGAACACAGATAAAACAAATTCTGATCTGACTTTGGCGGAGGCGGTGACGTTGTATTTCCATGGGCAACTGGCGCCGGTGCTCAAGCGGCGGTGGTGGGTGTGGGTGGAGCGATGTCCGTCGATCTCCGCCGGGACGTTCGTAGCTTATGCGGTGACGCCGCTGACGACCGATAAGGTCGAGGTCAAGGAAACGGTGCGGGTCAAGAAGCTGATTCCGGCGGGGACGCTGAGTTGGGAGTTGCGCCTGGCGGCGGGGCTGACGCGGCTGCGCGAATTGGCGGCGGAGTCGGAAGCGAGACATGGGTTGAACTGAATGAACGAAGAGATCATAGCGCGGCTGGATGAGTTGGAGAAGTTGATCAAGGCTTCGGACCGGCTGAATGTGGCGGTGCGCCGGTTGCGCGTGGTCAAGTGCACGCAGGCGGAGTTCGACCGGTTGCCGGCCATGGTGAGTCGGTCGGAATTTCTGGACTGGACGGGGTACTCGGCAAGCGAATTAAGGGAGGAGGTTGAGGCGGATCGAATCAAGGTGTACCGGCCAAAGAATCATACGAAGGCGAGGTATTACAAGGCTGAGATTGCCCGGCTGGGGGGATGGAAGATGTAGCAAATGAGACGGAATAGAGCGGAATAGAGCGGAATAGGTAGGCGCGCTATTGAATTTTGACGGGAATCGTGGGGACGATGGCGGAAGGAAACATCGGTCGCAGCGCAACCGATGCCACCAACCAATAAATAAAATGGATACGCAACAGGCAATTGTCGAGGTGACGGAGCGGCCCAAGGTGGGCGATCTGATCACGGAGTTTAAACGCAACGGTTCCCAGGGGGATCAGTTCGGGCGCATGTTGCGCGCGGAGGACGTGCGCCTGGCGCGCTGGGACGGCCAGTCCGAGGACGGCAAGAAGCACGCGGCCGATCAGCCCGACGGGGATGAGGTGTTTCCCTGGGAGGGCGCCAGCGACGTGCGGAATTATCTGGCCGACTCCGCCGTGAATGAGACGGTGGCGCTCCAGTACATGGCGTTTTGGAATGCGGTGCTGAAGATCGTCGGGGCCGGGCCGAATGATTCGGGGGCGAGCAGCGCGGCGACGGAGTACATCGACTGGATGATCCATTATTTGCTGCACTCGGATATCGATGATGAGGTGGAGTTGAGCTCGCAGTTTATGAATTCCATCGGGGCCACGGCGCTGCACGTGACGTGGGAAAGGGAGGTGGGACGGAAGTTGCAGAAGGTGAGTTTCGAGGATTTGCAGGGGCTGCTGCAGGGGGTGCAGGGGATGTTGCAGCAGCAGCAGCAGGCTGCCGGCGGCCAAGGGGGACAGGCCGGCAGCCGGCAGACCGGCAGGTCTGCCCTACCTGCCCAGCAGACGGGGACGCCGGTTCCACCCGATCCGGAATTGCTCCAGTTGCAGGCGGTGCTCATGGCGCTGCCGCAGTTGATCACGGACCCAACCATGGAGGCGGAGGCGGTGAAGGCCATCCAGTTTCTTTATGGGGAGTTTGTGCATAAGAATCTGCCGGCGGATATCCAGGAGACGGAGGTGCTGCTGTTGAGTGATAAGCGCGCCCGGAAGTGCGTGAAGGATTTGCGGCGCGAGGGCGAATGTGAGTTTCCCATGCCGTTCCTGGCCAAGAATCAGGCGAAGATTTCGGCGCTGAAGCCGTATCGGGATTTTGTGCTGCCGGTGGAGGTGGGGAAGATCCGGACGGCGCCGGTGGTCTTTGTGCGCGATTTGATGACGGAGGCGGATCTGCGCCGGATGGTGCTGGGCGCGGGCTGGGATGAGGATTGGGTGGAGGAGGCGGTGAAGACGAAGGGGAAGTTTTCGACGTGGCAGCTCAATAATCCTTACTCGGCGTACGGGACCTGGTCGTGGCGGGCGGTGGATAATCGGTCGTGGTTGATCGAGACGGTTTACGCCTACTACAAGCAGATTGATGAGGACGGGGTGACACAGGTGCAGATGACGGTGTTTAGTCCGCATTTGACGCGGGACCCGAAGGCCCGGCATCCGGAGCGCCAGGTGAAGGATGCGGAGGGGAACGTCATCCTGGACGATTTCGCGGGCTGGAACGGCATCTTGAACAATCCGCGGCCGGAGTATCCCGTGATCCTGGGGCGGCGGGAGCGGTTTGACCGGAGCTGGCTGGCGACGCGCGGGCTGCCGGAGATCCTGCAGACGGACCAGAACGTGGAGAAGGCGATGCTCGATAACGTGGTGGACTTGGCGGGCATTTCGACCGTACCGCCATTGATGGTGCCCAAGGGGCTCACCGCAAAGTTCAAGATCGGGCCGGCGGTGCAGAACGAGTACATCCCCGGCCGGGAAGCGAAGTTCATGCAGATGCCCACCAACGCGGCGCCGGCGGAGACGGTGGTCCAGACGATTAGACAGCGGCTGGCGCGGTATTGCGGGCTGTTCGACGGGGCGCTGCCGCCGCAGCTCACGGCGCTGATGCAGCAGCCGATGGTCAAGAAGTTTCTGATCATGTGGGGCGAGGCCATCCAGATGGCGTATGAGCTGGAATGCAAGTTTGCCCCGGACCGGGTGGAGCGGGTGACGGGCACGCGGCCGTCGGGCGACCTGGAGGATTTTCACTATGTGATGCAGTTCGACGCGACGCAGTTTCATCCGGAATTGATGGAGGCGAAGCTGGCGGCGTTCTCTGAGCTGGCGAGCCAGGATCGGACAGGGGTGATCGACCAGGCGGCGTTGACGCGGTTTAAGGCGATGATGATCGATCCGGGCATGGCCAAGCAGTTGGTGATCGATCAGGGCTCGGCGAGCGTGGCGCTGAAGAAGGGGGTGCAGGGCGACCTGGCGCAGATGTTCCTGGGCAATGAGGCGATTTACGACGACGCGTCGGATGATCCGGCGGCGGGGATGAAGTTGCAGGCGGCCGGGCAGCTCTTGCAGAGCAACCCGCGGTACTTGCAGAGTCTGGACCCGAAGATGGTGTTGCAGTTCATGGGCGGGAATCCGCAGGCGCAGCAGCTCGCCCAGCAGATCGCGCAGATGCAGCAGCAGGCCAATGTGCAGCCGGACGCGCGGTTCTCGGCTCTGGTGCAGAATTATATGAAGAATTTGCAGCAGGGCGTGGCGCAGCAGCAGAACAAGGGGACGGGGAGGACGGGGGTCAAGCAACTCACCTAAAAAGCAGAAAGCGAAAAGCGGAAACCTAAAATTCAACCACAGATAAACACAGATGAACACAGATTCAGGGAAAACACAGGGGACGTTCTTTAAGGAGGACGTGGAGAAATTGCTTGCCCGGTATAGCACGCTGTCGGTGTACGAAACCATCGGGGCGCTGGAGGTGGTGAAGCTGAACTTGCTCGAGCGGCTGGGCAAGATTGGACCGACCCCGGAACCCGGCGAGAATTTTGATCAATGTCCCAACTGTAAATCCAGGGACATCGGGTGGATGCCGCAAGTCCCAACATATTTCTGCCGACTTTGCGGGCACAAGTTTTTATGAACTGGAAATTTTGGACTTGGGCGCGGCAGATCCGGGAGCTGAAGGCAAAACTCAGGGTCGCGGAGGAACAGGCGGTGTGGCTCCGGAAGGAGGTCGGGGATTGCAATCGCGATTATATCGAGTTGTCGCAGTCGCTGGCGAATTTGCAGGCGGCTCATGACCAGGTCAAGGCACGCGGTTATCACTTATAAATTATGAATGCTGACGAAATCAAGTCGGGGCTGTTGAGCCTGGATAAGGGCCACCCGTTTTACCAGGCGCTGATCGGGCTGCTGGACTCGGATATCGCCGATGAGCAGGAGGCCACGGTGGCGCCGGGGTTGAGCGACGGCACGCGGCAGTTCTATGCCGGCCGGCTGGGCCACGCGGTGGATATCAAGCGGGCGATCATCGGCGTGATCGAGGAGGCGGAGGAGGCGCGAGCGGCGCAGTGGCGGCGGGAGGAAATGAAGAGGGAAAGGGAGCAACAACCCAAGGCTAAGGAATGATCCGGATTCCGTCGCCCCTGCGCTTCGCTGGGCGACGGAGACGGCGCAGCGCGCCATCCCTACCAGGCAAAGCGACACCGAAATAAGGCGGAATAGAGCGGAATAGAGCGGAATAGGTACTCGGAGGCTTCACAATTTCAACGGCCCGTGTTTGAGTCACATCAGACACGGGTTTTCTGCTTTTCAACCCGGACCGGCAAACCAGCAGGTTTGCCCTACCAATAAAAAGCTGGTGCCGCCGGGCGCGGCTTAACTCGCCTGAACTTGTTTGAATTATGGCGGATATCGAAAACGGGGCAGTCGTCCCCGGTAACAACGACGGAAATGGGGCGCCTCTGATTCCGGGGCGTCAGGAAGTGCTGAAGCAGTTTGCCGGCGAAGTGCTCGCCGGCGGAATGCCACCGGAAGCAAAGGCCGGCGACCCGAATCCCCCTGGGATCGCGGAAGCTGGGAAAACAGCAGTTGTTCTTTCTCAAGACGATCAAAGCAAAGGGACGGAGGACGGGAAGTCCGGTCGCAGCGCGACCGAACCCACCTGGAACGCGGAGCAGACGGCTTGGTTTGCGGCCATGGACGCGGCGACCACGGAGGAGGCGAAGGCGGCCTTGACGCCGCCGGCGTTCTCGGAAGCGGAGCTGGCCTGGCTCGAAAATCAGGAACTCGCCGGATCGGAGACCGGCGCTCCGGAGGATCACTTGGCGGACGATGCCGAACTCAAGGGCAAGCTGGATGCGGGGACGCAGGAGCGGATCAATAAGCGCATCGGCAAGGAAGTGGCCAAGACGAAGGCGGCGCTGGAGCAGGTGGAGCAGTTGACGGCCAAGGCGGCCGAACTGGAAGCCAAGCTGAGCCAGGCGCCTCGCGGTCCAGACGTGCCGACGGGGATCTATTCGATGCAGGACTTGCAGACGGCGGAGGCGAGCGCCCGGGAGGCGTTCGACCAGGCCAGTGATCTGCTGGGCCAGATCGAAACGGACCCGGAGGCGGTGGAAGCGGCGCTGCGGGCGGCCAAGTTCACGCTGAAAGGCCAGGATGGGACCGAGGATTTCTCGCCGGCAGCGATGCGGCGGTTCCTGGGTAATATCCGGAATAACGCGGATCGCAAGCTGCGCAAGGAGCTGCCGAAGGCGGTGGGCTTCTTGAAGCAGGTGGATGCGAGCGCGGGCGAGGCCTTTAAGGCGGTGCCGGAGCTGCGGGACCCACGGAGTCCCAAGCGGGCGGAGTTCGACGCGGTTGTGAAGCAATGGCCGGCAGTCAAGCAGTTCCCGAACTGGCCGTATGCGCTGGCGATGATGCTCGAGAGTCAGGCGGCGCTGAAGGCGCGCAGCAGCGGGAACAGCGGTCGCAGCGCGACCGCTGCCACCAAGGCGAAGCGGCCGATTCCGACGATGATTCCGAGTCCGCGAGGGGTGGCGCCGGTGGCGCCACGGCCGCGGCCGGCGGCGAGCGCGGCGAGTGAGGATCTGGGAGAACGGGCTTTGGGCGGAGATAAGAAAGCGCGACTGCAATACATACAGTCGCTCATGCCGAAGACGTGACGTCAAACGGCAGGGCACAAATGCCAAAAGCTGAAAGGCTGAGGCGAAAAGGAAAACAAGTTATGGCGCAGAT